CCACCAAACGGCTGCCGTTTATAAAGCATTACGGCGATGTCTCGAAAATGAACGGCGCAGATATTGAGCCGGTGGATATCATCACCTTCGGCTCACCCTGCCAGGACATGAGTATCGCAGGTCGGCGGGAGGGCTTGGACGGCTCCCGTTCCAGTCTTTTCTATGAAGCCGTCCGAATCGTAAAGGAAATGAGGTGCAAAACCAATGGCAGATATCCAAGATACATCATATGGGAGAACGTCCCCGGCGCGTTCAGCTCCAACAAGGGCGCGGACTTCCAGTCCGTCCTCGAAGAGGTCTGCTCGGTCAAGGGATACGAAATTCATACTCCTCGACCTGAGGGGTGGCCGACCGCCGGAGAGATCGTGGCAGATGATTTCAGTCTCGCATGGCGGGTATTTGATGCGCAGTACTGGGGAGTTCCCCAGCGCAGAAAACGTATCTACCTTGTCGCAGATCTTGCAGGCGGGAGTGCCGGAAAAATACTATTTGAGTCCGAAGGCGTGTCTGGGTATACTCCGCAGGGCTTCCGTTCGTGGCAAGGAGCTGCCGGAGCTTCTGAAAAAGGCTCTGGAGCGGCAGGCTGCGTCTGCCTGAATGACCAGGGTGGAAACCGTATGGATGTAACGGACGGCGTCACCTGCACTCTCCGGGCAGAAGCCCATCATCCTCCCTGCGTGATGGAATCGGCAGGATTTTGCACCGAGCATTCCGCACACAGCCGCTCCATCGGTTACGAGGAGGAAACCTCTCCCACCCTCCGGGCAGGAACAGTCCCTGCAGCAGTCTATGAGAACCATAGCCAGGACACCAGATACACCGGTCCATTGAAGACGGCACCAACGGTCATGTCTACCTACGGAACGGGCGGCAACAATCAGCCCTTCGTGGTGGAAACGCCAAAGACGCTGAAGATCCGCTCCGGTTGTGAGGGCGGCGGCAAGGGTGCATTAATTCAGGAGAACAAATCCGCTACCCTCGGCTGCAACAATGACCAGACGGTATTTGTGCCGAAGGTCTACGGCATCTGCTCCAAGCAGAGCCACGCCATGCAATCGGACAATCCGCACAGCGGTTTTTATGAAGCGGACACTTCCCGCTGTTTGGACAGGGGGGGCGGCAATCCCTCCTGCAACCAGGGCGGCATGGCTGTGGTGGCTGTGCAGGGTTCCATGATCGGAAGATCCGACAAGAACGGTCCCCAGGGCAGCGGCGTCAATGAGGATGTGTCCTTCACGCTGGATGCTACCGACCGTCATGCGGTAGCCTACGGAATCGACCGTGCCACATACAACATGGGACGGAATGCCAAGTTCGGAATCACGGTGGAAACAGAGATCGAGCCAACGATGGTGTCCAAAGGACCGGGAGCGGTCGGACAGCCTATCTATCATTCAAGCAAGAGTTCCTTTCACACCAATTTTACGGATGATGATGTGACGGAAACGTTGGTCGCTACAGATTTCAAAGATCCGCCTACCGTATCCAAGGAGCCTGACTACATTGTTCGCAGACTGACGCCTACCGAATGTGCCAGACTGCAAGGGTTCCCGGACTGGTGGTGTTCCAATTTAGAGACTGACGAACCGACCGAGGAAGAGATCGAGTTCTGGACGGAGGTGTTTGAGACACACCGGAGGGTCATGGGAGCTTCCTCTAAGCCGAAGAGCCGCAATCAGATCATCAAGTGGCTGAAAGACCCTCACTCCGATTCTGCGGAATACAAGATGTGGGGCAACGGCGTGGCGCTTCCCAACGTCTGTTTTGTGCTTTCCGGCATCGTGTACTATGCACAGTTATCCGGCGAATGATCAGGCAGCTATTCTAAAGCAAAATGTGCGGAAATCGCTTGCTATTTCAGGGGTTCAGAGCGAATATGTGACTACCAAAAACAAAGGAGGTTTTCGCACATGGAAATCAGATACAATGTGACAGGCGCAAAGCGCAAGGAACTGGTCAAGGTCATTTCGGATGCCACAGGTGCCAGGGCGGAATACAAATTCATGCCCACCTGCAATTATGAGATCGACTACTTCACGGTCACCAAGGACGGGACGCTCCTGTTTGACGACTGCGCCGACAGCGAGGAGGTCGAGCAGGTACTTGAAGCTATCACCGCCGCAGGCTTTGAATGCGAGGCGCAGGACGGCGAGGAACAGCTCTCCGAGGAAGAATCCGAAGCCGCCGACACTGCGCCACAGAGCGAAACTGTGGGGCTTACAGTGGAGATCCCGCTGGACAAAGCGGCGGTTGGCAACCTTACTAAACTGCTGGATGCCAAGGGTAGCCTGATTAAGAAGGCGCTCGGTGTTAGCGAACTTCCAATTGAGATTCAGGAAGACCGGGTAGCATTTCCCTGGTTTAGAGAGATGCCTGACGCCGATGCGGTCAAAGCCTACACCCATTTCATTTCCGCACTCTGCGAGATGAGCAAAAACGCCAAGCGCGTGACGGTCACGGAGAAAGCGGTGGATAATGAGAAGTACGCCTTCCGCTGCTTTCTCCTGCGCCTGGGCTTCATAGGCAGTGAATACAAAGTCGAACGCAAGATCCTGCTGAAGAACCTCTCCGGTTCTTCGGCATTTAAGAATGGAGGTGCTGACCATGCGGTTTCCGAGTAAGGAAGTTGTGGAGCGCATCCGCAAGGAGTTTCCTTCCGGCACCCGTGTGGAGCTGCTACAAATGGACGATCCCCAGGCACCGCCAATCGGCACACAGGGCACTGTGATGGGCGTGGATGATATCGGCTCCATCATGGTCGCCTGGGACAACGGCAGCGGCCTTTCCGTGGCGTTTGGAGAGGATCTGTGCCAAAAGGTTAAGAACACATCTGATGGTAATAAACAGGTGTAAACTACACAATATTTTGCGGTCATCTTTGTGTAGTATATTATCGGAAATGGCCTTGCTATTATCCTCTTTTAGAGCGAATATGTGTACACCGAAAGGGAAAACACACCAAACGAAAACGGAGGATTCACCATGAACGAGAAAACAGCAAGGCAGATCGCAGAGATGAAAAACCAGACCATCGGGGTCGAGGTCGAGATGAACAGCATCACCCGCCAGAAGGCAGCCAAGGTTGCCGCCGACTTCTTCGGTACAGGCAGATTTGAGAATACCGCAGGCCGCAACGGCTACAGCACCTGGTCGGCTTGGGACGCACAAGGGCGCGAGTGGAAATTCCAGAAGGACGTTTCCATCGCAGGACCGGACGAGCAGAAATGCGAACTGGTCACCCCGATCCTGACCTACGGGGACATTGAGACCCTGCAGGAGCTTTGCAGACAGCTCAGACACGCGGGAGCGAAAAGCGACGCCTCCAGGGGATGCGGAGTCCACATCCACATCGGTGCGCAGGGGCATACACCGCAGAGCCTTCGGAACCTTGCCAACATCATGGCAAGCCACGAAAGCCTGATCGCCGAGGCTTTAAAGCTCGACCGCAGCCGCATGAGCCGCTACTGCCGCACGGTAGACCCCAACTTTCTCGCCAAGGTCAACAGCAGAAAGCCCAAGACGATGGCACAGCTTGCGGACATCTGGTACACCAGCCACGGCGCAAGCTACGGCAGGAACCAGCATTACAACGACAGCCGCTACCATATGCTCAACCTCCACGCCACCTTTACCAAAGGGACAGTCGAGTTCAGGCTCTTCCAGTTTGACGAGCCGACCACAGAGCGTCGGGGCGGCATCCACGCAGGACAGCTCAAAAGCTACATTCAGCTTTGCCTGGCCCTGAGCCAGATGGCAAAGGATGTGCGGACGGCAAGCCCCAAGCCCCAGCAGAGCGAAAACCCCAAGTACGCCATGAGAACCTGGCTCCTCCGCATGGGCTTCATCGGCGAGGAGTTCGCAACGGCCAGAGATTTCCTGACCCGCAACCTTACTGGAGATACAGCCTTCCGGCATGGCAGAGCAGCCGCTTGAAGGATTTAGGTTAAATGCCCTGCCCCTGACCGCTTCGGCGGTCTTAGGGTGGTAGAAGGACAAGTAACCTAAGTCCTCCAGGAAAGGATGGATACACATGAAAGAAAAAAGATACTACATCGCCTACGGCAGCAACCTCAATGTTCCGCAGATGCAGATGCGCTGCCCTCACGCCACGATCCTTGGTACAGCTGCTCTCAAGGGATGGGAGCTACTGTTCAAAGGAAGCAAGACCGGCTCTTACCTCACGATTGAGGAATGCGAAAGCGGCACGGTTCCCGTGGTGATCTGGGAGGTAACGGCTGCGGATGAAGCCGCCCTCGACCGCTACGAGGGATTTCCCAATTTCTACTACAAGAAGGACATCAATCTCCAATACAAGGGAATCCGTACAGGGAAACGCAGAACGGTGACGGCCTTTGCCTACATCATGCATGAGGAGCGCCCCATCGGCATCCCCACCAACTTTTACATGAGGACCTGCTTGGAGGGATACGACACCTTTTACTTCGACAAGAACATTCTGATCGACGCCTACGAAAAATGCAGGGAGGTATGCGGCTATGAAGGATAACATCATAAGGACGGCGGTCTGCCCACTTTGCGGCAGGACTTATCATGGCGCTCCGGCGCTTTCCAGGGAGGACAACAAGACCCTCATCTGCCCAGACTGTGGGACAAGGCAGGCGCTCCGGTCAATCGGCGTGGACACCGCCGAGCAGGAACAGATCATCGAGACGATCCACCGCCATATGCAGGAGTAATGTACACAGTTTCCTCCACTGATCTTTGTGCAGATTATGCTCGGAATTAACTTGCTATTCTGTGCTTTTAGAGCGAATATGTACACACCGAAAGGGAAAACAAAGAAAAACGGAGGAAACCAACATGATGAACATTTACCAGATGAGGAACAGCTTCAGCCTTAAGGAGCATAACACCGCAATCACCAGAGAGGATTTTGAAGGGAGCTTTACCAGGACCCGCGAGAGCGTCCGCTTCACCTTCAACGGCTGGGATGGCAAGAGCTACGACGGTGAGAGCCGCAGCGCAAAGGTCTACCGCACCAGCCTTCCCGGATACGAGAACACACGATTTGTGAAGGTCGGAAAAGCCCTTTGCTACATCGATGAAGACAGCAGCATTCTGGAGAAAGCCACCGGCGAATACCACAAGGAAGCGGAATGGCTGGTGGATGTTCTCAGGAGCAACTAAGAAATCGGAGGATACGATGATGGAAAACACAGGAATTAAGAGATACGAAGACTACACCGAGAATTGCGAAAACCACTACCGGCTACCGAACACCAGCACGATGGAGAACCTTTCGATGAAGGTTACCGCCGGAGAAGGCGCAGTGCTGAAGATGGGCGATAAGGTACTGGTCACCGACCACGCATGGAAGGGATTCATCGCCGGAGTGTACGAGTTCATTGAGACCCCGGAGGAAACCGGATACAGCCACATCGAGTGCCGACTGAACCTCATCGCCATGAGCGGGGAACTTTTCGAGGATGGCGGTCACGCTATTGCCTGGGCGATGCAGCAGTAAATAACAGCGAAAACAATACCCTGAGAACGAGCCGCACGGCTCTTTCTCTCGTACAGATACATTTTGGAAGTCGCAGTCATGCGGCTCTTTTTTATGCCATTTTGGAGGTGGTGCCTATGCGAAAACTGAAGAAATACAAGCCTACCAGGTTTATGGCGAAAACCTCGCACTACGATAAGGACGCCGCCGACTATGCGGTCATGTTCATCGAGTCCCTCTGCCACACCAAAGGCACCTGGGCAGGCAAGCCCTTTGAACTGATCGACTGGCAAGAGCAGATCATCCGTGACCTGTTCGGTGTCCTAAAGCCCAACGGCTACCGGCAGTTCAATACAGCTTACATCGAGATACCGAAGAAACAGGGCAAATCGGAGCTTGCCGCCGCTGTGGCGCTCCTGCTCCTGTGCGGGGACGGTGAGGAACGCGCCGAGGTGTACGGATGCGCCGCCGACAGGAACCAGGCAAAGATCGTCTTTGATGTGGCTGTGGACATGGTGCGGTTTTGCCCGGCACTCTCAAAGCGCGTAAAGATCCTGGAATCCCAGAAGAAGATCACCTATCTCCCTACCAACAGCTCCTATCAGGTGCTGTCAGCAGATGTGGCGAACAAGCATGGCTTCAACACCCACGGCGTCATTTTCGATGAGCTGCATACCCAGCCCAACCGAAAGCTCTTTGACGTTATGCTCCAGGGCTCCGGGGACGCCAGGATGCAGCCGCTGTATTTCCTAATCACTACTGCCGGAAACGACACCAACTCCATCTGCTATGAGGTGCATCAGAAAGCCATCGACATTGCGGAAGGCAGGAAGGTCGATCCCACCTTCTACTCCATCATTTACGGTGCTGCCGAGGATGAGGACTGGACAGACCCGGAGGTCTGGAAGAAAGCCAATCCATCTCTCGGCATCACGGTGGGTATCGATAAGGTCAAAGCCGCCTGTGAATCCGCCCAGCAGAATCCGGGCGAGGAGAACGCTTTCCGGCAGCTAAGGCTCAACCAGTGGGTCAAGCAGTCGGTGCGCTGGATGCCGATGGAAAAATGGGACGCCTGTGCATTCACTGTTTCCGAGGACGATCTGGAGGGGCGCATCTGCTACGGCGGTCTGGACTTATCCTCCACCACGGATATCACAGCCTTTGTGCTGGTGTTCCCACCGATGGATGAGGAGGACAAATACTATATCCTTCCATACTTCTGGATACCGGAAGAAACTCTGGATCTTCGTGTCCGGCGCGACCATGTTCCCTACAACCTGTGGGAGCGGCAGGGGACGCTGATGACCACGGAAGGCAACGTGGTCCACTACGGCTACATTGAGAAATTCATCGAAAGGCTCGGCGAGAAGTTCAACATCCGGGAGATTGCCTTCGACCGCTGGGGCGCTGTGCAGATGGTGCAGAACCTGGAAGGCATGGGCTTTACGGTAGTCCCCTTCGGGCAGGGCTTTAAAGATATGTCTCCGCCGACTAAAGAACTGATGAAGCTGGTACTGGAGGAGAAAATCGCCCACGGCGGCCACCCGGTGCTGCGGTGGATGATGGATAACATCTACATCCGCACCGACCCGGCAGGCAACATCAAGGCGGACAAGGAAAAATCCACAGAGAAAATCGACGGGGCCATTGCCACCATCATGGGGCTTGACCGGGCGATCCGCTGTGGCAACGATACGGGAGCTTCGGTTTATGACAGCCGGGGCCTTTTGTTTATTTGAGGAAGGACGGTGATCATATATGGGTATCTTTTCAGGGCTTTTCCGTTCCAGGGATAAGCCCCAGAACCGCACCACGGGCAGCACCTACAGCTTTTTCTTTGGCAGCAGCTCGGCAGGCAAGCGAGTGAATGAACGCTCCGCCATGCAGATGACGGCGGTGTATTCCTGCGTCCGTATCCTGGCGGAGGCTGTGGCGGGACTGCCGCTCCACCTTTACCGCTATAAGGAGGATGGCGGCAAGGAAAAGGCCATCTACCATCCGCTGTATCTGCTTTTGCACGATGAGCCAAACCCGGAGATGAGTTCCTTCGTGTTTAGGGAAACGCTCATGACCCACCTTCTCCTGTGGGGAAACGCCTACGCCCAGATCATCCGCAACGGCAAGGGCGAGGTCATTGCCCTCTACCCACTGATGCCGGACAGAATGACGGTGGACCGTGACAGGGACGGCAAGCTCTACTACGAATACACCGTCAGCACCGACGATGCGCCAACTGTCAAGGGTACAGTCGTGCGGCTGAAACCCTCGGATGTGCTGCATATTCCGGGGCTTGGCTTTGACGGACTTGTGGGCTACAGCCCCATCGCTATGGCAAAGAACGCCATCGGCATGGCAATCGCCTGTGAGGAGTACGGGGCGAAGTTCTTCGCCAATGGTGCAGCTCCCGGCGGTGTCCTGGAGCATCCGGGAACCATCAAAGACCCCGGACGTGTCCGGGAAAGCTGGCAGTCCACCTTCGGCGGCAGCGGCAACGCCAACAAGATCGCCGTTTTGGAGGAGGGCATGAAATACACGCCTATCGGCATCTCCCCGGAACAGGCGCAGTTTCTGGAAACGAGAAAGTTCCAGATCAACGAGATCGCCCGTATTTTCCGAGTGCCGCCTCACATGGTAGGCGACCTGGAAAAGTCCAGCTTCTCCAATATTGAGCAGCAGTCGCTTGAGTTTGTGAAATACACGCTGGAGCCCTGGCTGGTACGCTGGGAGCAGTCCATCCAGCGGACGCTCTTTTCCGCAGAGGAAAAGAAACAGTATTTTACCAAGTTCAATGTGGAGGGTCTGCTTCGCGGCGATTACGCAAGCCGCATGAACGGCTATGCTACGGCAAGGCAGAACGGCTGGATGAGCGCCAACGACATCCGGGAACTGGAAAACATGGACCGCATCCCAGCCGAGGATGGCGGCGATCTCTACCTTATCAATGGCAATATGCTCCCGCTTGGAAACGCCGGAGCTTTTGCAGATACACAACCGAACGATGACGGAAAGGAGGAAAACCCCGATGAAGAAGTTCTGGAAGTGGACAAACAGGACGGTGACGAATCAGGAGAATCAGACGGAAACAGTGGAGAGAACGCTGTTCCTGAACGGCACCATCGCCGAGGAAAGCTGGTTTGACGACGACATCACGCCACAGCTTTTCAAGGAGGAACTGATGGCAGGTTCCGGCGATATCACCGTCTGGATCAACAGTCCCGGCGGCGACTGCGTGGCGGCGGCACAAATCTACAATATGCTGATGGACTACAAGGGCAATGTCACGGTCAAAATCGATGGCATTGCGGCCAGCGCCGCATCGGTCATTGCGATGGCTGGCACAAAGGTGCTGGTCAGCCCTGTCTCCATGATGATGATCCATAACCCCATGACCGTGGCAATGGGCGATACCGCAGAGATGCAGAAAGCCATCGAGATGCTTGGGAGCGTGAAAGATTCCATCATCAATGCCTATGAGATCAAGACCGGTCTCTCCCGCACAAGGCTCTCCCACCTTATGGATGCGGAAACCTGGATGGATGCAGGCAAGGCGGTGGAGCTTGGCTTTGCCGATGATATTCTCAAGCGCTCCGAAGTGCCGGAGGATATGGAACCGCCTGCGGTATCCATGCTGTATTCCAAGGCTGCTGTGGTCAATTCCCTTATGGATAAGATCGCAGCGAAATGTAAAACCAAACCGAAACCTGAACCCCAGGGCCGCTCCGTAGACAGTCTCTATGAGCGGCTTAATTTGATGAAATTTTAAGGAGGATAACGACTATGACTATTCTTGAACTGCGCGAAAAGCGCGCCAAGGCGTGGGAGGCCACCAAGGCATTCCTGGATTCCCATAGAAACGACAAAGGTATGCTGTCCGCTGAGGATGACGCCACCTACTCCCGTATGGAGCAGGAGATCACCGATCTTGGCAAGGAGATCGCCCGTCTGGAGCGCCAGGAGGCGCTGGATGCGGAGTTGAACCGCCCGGTGAACAAGCCCCTCACTGGCAAGCCCATGAACGGCAAGGAAACTGCCAAGACCGGCCGCGCTACCGATGAGTACCGCCAGAACTTCTGGAACATGATGCGCTCCAAGACTCCCATGCCCACTGTGATGAACGCATTGCAGATCGGCACCGATTCCGAGGGCGGGTATCTCGTCCCTGACGAGTACGAGCGCACTCTGGTAGAGGCTCTGGAGGAGGAGAACATTTTCCGTCAGCTGGCGAAGATCATCCA